AGAGAACAGGACCCTTCTCGTTGACGTTCCAGTGCTGATGCACCTCACGCCAGAACTGTCCTGCAAACTCCCCTTCAGCATCCCATTCAGGCATGACACGAATGGTGTTCTTGCCGCTGGAAGGACGCCAGAAGTTGTTGAAGGGACGATTGCCGCCCTTGTTCAACATGTTGGATACTGTCTTTGCGGTCTGATTAAGCTTGTTAAGGTCTAGTACCATTTGTTATTCTCCAATTATACGTTAAGATTTTTTGTTAAGATGTTGTGTTCGTAAGGAAACGTCTGCTTGAATCTCTGCTCTATAATTTGAACCAGCAGAGATGAGCATGTCTTTCCTATGAATCATAGCATCTCTTGCTGCTTTGAGCAAACCTGTTTGACGTTTTGTTGACAGGTAATTATCCTGTAATTCCATATAGATATCTGTGGTGATGATACGGCATTCGAGACCTTTTTCAGTCATCTTAGCTCCGGTTGTCATCGACTCAGACTTGTAAGTATTGTAAAGGACTGCCCACAATCGTTCAAGCTCTATTTTCAACTTTCCTTCATAGTCTGAGGCAAGCTCATAGGCAGTTGCGTACCAAGAAAAGCGCTCTGCGTGATCGGCATAAGCCGAACTAAGATCTGTGGAGTTGATATACAGATCTTCCTGCAAAGAGTTTTCATACTCTTCTCCCACTACCTTGAACTTGTCCACTCCTTTCAACTGGTCTCTCATAGTTTATCTCCATATTCTAAGTTTGCTTCTACTAACCAATGGTTCCAAGAAGTGTCATCGAACTCAAAGAGATCCCAGTCCTTCTTCTTAGCCCAGCTTGTATCAGAGTAGGTTACCTCCGCGATTAGTGGAACCTTGAAGTCAAAATCTTCCATTGCATCCTTAATTTCCTGCACTAGATGTAGCTCATCCTTGTGCAGATAGATCTGGACTTCATCATGGACGAAGTTGACTAGGCGTGACTTGGTACCTTTCAGAATGTTTCTGATTCTGACAGCAGCAATCTTGAATACGTCAGCTGCTGTACCTTGCACGACAAAGTTGGTACCCTGACGTTGAGCTGAGCCTTCCATCCAGTACAGCTCTTGATCCCTAGTGATCTTAGTTGCTCTGGCATGGGGAAGGTGACGAACGCGTCCGAAGTGATTAGCAATGTAGCTGTTGTCACGAACAAAACGACTGCTCTTATTTACGAAGCGCTTTACTCCGATGTATTTGTAGAGGTACATATCGATGTACCTCTTACATTGTGTGATCCATTCCTCAACCGGTCTACCTTTGAATGCGTCAGGGAGGGGAATCTGCTCTGAGAGACCTTTAGGACCAGCACCATAAATGATAGCAAAGTTAATCGTCTTTGCGCATTGCCTGTAAAATTTAACAAGCTTGTAATCCGGGTGAGAAGGATCATCGAGAACTTTGATAGCTTCATCATAATCATAACCAAACACCTCACATCCACTTCGCATATGGATGTCTTGCTTGAGCATATAAGCTTCAATCAAGAGGGGATCATTGGCAAAGTGTGCTGTTAACCTTACCTCAATCTGTGAATAGTCAATGAGTAAGTAGTAATACTCATCACTGGGAGATACAAAGGCTGCTCTAATCTCCTCACCACGAGGCATCTGCTGGACGTTAGGATTCCTAACGCTCATACGTCCAGTCTTTACGTTAGGGTTAAATGAAGGATAGATAACCCCATTCACCTGATTCTTTAGGATACCGTCTACGAAAGCTGTCTTGAGCTTTGTGATCTTCTTGTAAGCCTGATACTTCTGGACAATATCATGACTTGCATGTGCCTTCAGTACCTTAGTATCAAGTGAGAGTTTTCCAGCTGGTGTAAAGCTGTCAAGAGGTACACCAGCTCTCTTCATCGCAGGACCAACTTGGTCTGAAGAGTTGAGGTTGATAGGCTCTAGCTTTAAGCCCTTCTTCTCTGTCTTCTCCCTAAGCTTGTCGTCCTCTAGTGCGTCCAGAGCCGTCTTCCAGACTTCCTTGGCGTGCTCCTGATAATGAGGGTCTAGGAGATCTTTAAGCTCTTTAGCCATCTCCTGAATGCGCTCATCAAACTTGACGCCTAAGTCTTTAAGGTACTGGACATCAATGTGGATGCCTGACTCTTCAGCATCAAAGAGAACGTTCTGAAGCTTCAACTCATTAAGGTATAACTCCTTGAGAGCCTTGTTCCCTTTGATATAGTCAATACACTTCTTGTAAATGATCCAAGTGTAGTAGGTATCGAGGCCAGCATACTGACCCATAATCTCAACAGGAACCAATCCATAATGGATGTCTTCCTTCTTCGCGTTCAGACTGTGATTTGCGTAGACATCATGCCTGAGGTGCTTCTTGATTTGAACTTTGGTGAAGCCTTGATACTTCATATCATGCTTCAGTTCATCAGCTTTATCCTTCAGGAAGTCTCTGAAAGCTTGGCGTCTAGCCTTAGCTTCTTTGTCTCGCCAGACATCGATCTCCTTCTCATTGTTACGCGCTTCCTTGCTGACTAAACCTTTTTGCCAGCGGCCCATCTGATCTCGCCATCCAGAGGCAATGACCTTCAACTTACCTGGGGCATTCTCATCATAGAAGTGCCATATGGTGCGCGTATCATGGATTAGGCAATTGAACTCAATACCCTCACGCATGAAGAAGTGACGATCGAACTTCGCGTTATGAAGTAGTAACGATACATCTTTACGACTGAAGAACTGCTTTAGGTCTTCCACCAGCTCTTCCATCTCTAGTTGTTTAGGTTGTATACCTCCTGTGAGTGAGTTCTCATGACGTACTGGGATGTAGAAATGAGAGCTACGCCAACCGAACGACATACCAACAATACGGTGACCATCGAACCAATTAAAGCCGTGAGTCTCCGTGTCGACTGCTACTATCTTTTCCTTCATCATATCCGCAAAGAAGATATCCCACTCCTCCTTGGTGTAGATGACATAGAGATTAGCCCCGAAGGCTTCAAATCTTTGGAAAGGATATATGCGCTCGGCTGGTTCCATTAGTTCATCTGCTTCTTTTCTTCGTCTGAGACAATGATTTCACTTTGTGTAAGCCTCTCAGTAATCTCGTCTTGTATTTCACAGAGCTTAGCTGAGACGCCTTTGTAGTATAGGTCTGACGATAGACTTAACTCACAAGCAGTTTCGGGGGTCTTGTCATCTACCTGTGCTAGGAAGATGAAGGGAATTTCATGCTCTTTACAAAGCTTAGCTAGCTTCTGAATCTCTGGAGCAATGAACTTGATAAAAGCTTCTTTATGGGTCATAGGTTTCCTTACTTTGAGCGCACGGTATTCTCCCTAGCAATCTTGACTCCTATGTCCCCATGTTTTTCAGGTTCTCGTTTGATCTCCTTCAAAGTATGGTCAGCGGATCGCTTGAGCATTGTACGACGTTTAGTGTCTGCATCCATCATGCTATAAGCCATGATAGGTGTGGCTGAAATAGGAACGTATGTAGTAATGTTACCACAGGAAGGGCATGGTGACTCTTGAGCTTCTCGATTGTCTACCAAATCTTCCCACTGCTCACTACAGGTACATTCAAAGTCCCGCATTATCCAACTCATAACTTATATTCCTCCTTGATGGTTCCCATCAACATTTTGATATCGTCTTGGCCATCAGCAAGCATTCGGTATACAAAAGGATCTCTTGAGGGATATCCTACATCATACCCTTTAGCTTTCATTCGAGAAGCCAAAACATTGTCTAAGTCTATACGGGCAATACCTGTATCTGTCCAAATACGCATGACTCGATTACCTCTTACAATTAGTAGGTGGTAGCTCCTAGTCCTGCTCCAGATAATCTCACCACGATGCCCGTGTTTCTTAGTGAAATAGTCCAGGCTCCTGTAATGCCAATGCTTTGGCATTCGCTCTGCATCAGGAAAGAAAGAAAAGGCATAATCTGCTAACGTATGACTAACTTTCTCGTCCCCTTCAGAGATGTAGCCTGGACGGAAATACTTAGGGAAGTTATAGACATCGTCATCTTCCACTTGATCCGAATCCATGTTCACCTCGCTCTGTAGTATCGTCGAAGCTGTCTACTTCGACTATCTCTACTGCATCTACCTTTTTTATTAGCAGCTGTGCTACTCTGTCGCCAGGCTTAATCGTATGTAAATCATCTGTGAGATTAATCAGAATGACTGCTAAGTCTCCACGATAGTTCTCATCGATTGTAGCAGGAGTATTGGCAACAGTGATTCCCTGCTTTGCCAGTCCTGAGCGAGGACGAATCTGTCCTTCAAAGCCTTGAGGTACAGCAATCTTCCAGCCTGTAGTGAAGACTGTGGGTGTAAAAGAATGAAGCACCATGGGTGCATCTAGCACCACATGAAGGTCATAACCTGCGTCTCCTACGCGCTGCTGCTTAGGTAGCACTGCTTCCACGTGAGTACGTACAAAGCGAACCTGAGGGAGCTGAGGAGGCTTCCATCCTGGGATCCTGACTACTGTATCGCCCATAGCAACTTCGGTATCTTTACCATCGAAGTAATCCTTGACGGATGCTACGTGGATATCTTCCATTAATTGTGGTCTCATGCGAACATCTCCCATTTCAAGAAATCTGTTGTATCTACTTGGATTGCGTTAGTTAAAGAAGATAAGAGTTGGTCCCTAAGACCTTCGTCCTTCAGCGTATCACCGGCGTCTGCATCACCAGGCAAGAAGGTCTTAGGGACAAACAAAGCAAAGTTAAGTTTAAGATCATCAATCAGTCCAAGCATATCCTTCTTCGCGTCATAATCATAACAAAGAGTGATCTCTTGAACTTCCCATTCTATAAGTAAGCTAATCTGCTCCCTAGAAGTGTGTTTTCCAAAGGTAGCATAACAATCAAAACCTAATCTGCGCACAGCTAAGCAATCTAAAATTCCTTCTACAAGCACAACTTCTTGTGTTCGTGGAGGTACATAAGGCCAAAAGGTTTTCGCTAGCTCGCTCTTGGGGCAATTAATATACTTGCGCTCTGAGACTCGTGGGTCAAAAGAGCGAGCTATCCATGAGACTAGTTTGTTGTTTCCACCATAGATAGGCCACAACACCCTGTTCTGCATGTTTCCGTAGAACTTCTCCCCAACCTTGAGAGGAAAGTTCCCATTAGGAATGTGATGAGTTTGCATATCCTCAATGTCTGTAACAGTGAGGCCACGTTCAAGTAGATAACTTATCGCAGGATTTTCATCGGTGCGTGATAGCTTCTGAGCATATGACGGCAACGATTCAATAACCTTGATATCAGTGTTATCTTCTTCCTCTTCATCATGTTCTTTTTCTTCTAAAGCTTCAGCAATCTCATCAGCACTAGGACAGACCTCTGAGTAGTTGAGTATGCACTGCTTGATAGACTGCCCTCTGGTCAGGCCCTCAGTCTCTGAGATAAAATCAAAGACATCTGCTTTGCGGTTACTTGTTTCACATTTGAAACAGATAAAATAACGCTTGTCTATGTTCACATACATCTTGTACTTGTTTTCCCCACAGAAGGGGCAACACACTCTTCTTTCTGGACCTACTCCACTCTTGACATGGAAGTGCGTATCGAGATACGTATCCCAATCAAATGACTTTCTGATTAGCCGAAGCCTTTTTGAGTAAACAGGTCTAGACATGAGAGGTGAAGTCAAGCATCCACTTGGGAACGTTGGAACCACAGGAAGCACAAGTGACGTTGTCTATATGAGACTTAGGAATCTTCACACCTTTTACCTCATACTTTACACAGCCCTTGAAATCTCTTCCTGTCATCATATATTCAACTTGCTTACCTTGCTTAGTGTGTACTTTAAATCCTGAGATTGCTCTACACTTGAAGCAACAGACGGCACCTGCAGGTAGTTTACCTAACTGAAAGTTCATCTTGTAAACACATTTGAAGCACACAGTTTTAGACGTAATAGGTGAAATGATTACAAATGTAATCATGTTACAGAAAGAACAAAGTCCTTCAACAGTCTCTAACTCAGCAGATTCAATCTCACTGGTCATCATCAGCCTCCTCAGGTAAGTCTCTGAAGAACGTGAAGAAGCGATAATCTGTGAGGATCTTTATTGAACGCCCAGCCTGTCCATTTCTGTTCTTAGAGACAATGATTCGCATCTCATCGTCTTCTCGTTCCTCTTTGGTCTGTGCAAGCATTAAGCCTACGTCACAGGTAAACCACTTGCTTACCGCTCCAGCAATCGAAGACTCATCAGGAGTTTCCATTACCATACCACCACGGTTTAGCTGAGTAGCTGTCCAAATAGGAACATCTAGTTTCTTTGAAAGACCACGTAGGGCCTTTGTAATTGCATCTACTTCTTGAGTGGGATCTCCATACAGACGATGAGGTTTTAGTAGATCGATGTAATCTACTATTACCATATCGGGCATGAAGCCTTGAGAGGTTAGAGTTCTACAGAAAGCTTCCAGCGTACCTACTGTAGCTGTGTCTTCTGGATACTCTTTGATGATAAGACTAGCTCCATAAGCCTTCATATTTAGCTCAAGAGCCTTCTGCACCTTGTCATCAAACATCTCTAGTTCGTGTATCTGAACTTTGGAAAGCATGGAGTCGAAGCGCTCTGCAACAGCGTCTTCACTCAGCTCCAAAGTAAAGTACACAACCTTGTGGCCTAGAATGACTCCAATCCATGAGAGCCATTCTAGGAACACTGACTTGCCGCGACCAGTACCTCCAGCAACTATTCCTAGTTGCTTGTTACGGAGTCCTCCAGTCAAGCAGGCATCTAGTGGTGCAATATTAGTCGGGTACTTACGCTGGATCTCAGCATTAGCACGTCTCTCTAGACGTGACTCAAAGTGGCCAAGGTAGTCCTGACCCATGTCAGTTACACTAAAGCCTGTCTTAGTAGCTTCGTTAATGGTCTCTGTGAGTTCTTCCCACTCACCACGCTCCATCAACTCAAGCGAGCTTAAGATAGCCTTCTTGACATTCTGAGTGCGTACAAAGCTGCCAAGCGTCTCACGTATGTGATCCTGCTCCACAGGGATAGGTGGAGCGGCAACCATCTTGTATGCCTTGAGAAACGCAGGGACATCATCCTCACGAATCTCCTTATTCTGAGCTGCTTTTAGTAACTCTTCCTTCAGAGTTACCCGTGTCATAGGCTTGCTAACAAGCCTCTTGTAATACCACTGCATCACCCTATCAGAGAAGTTCTCTGGGATGATGGAGGAAGAAGCAAGGCTACAGAACTCTGGGTTCTGCAACATGTAAGCTAAGACCTTTAGTTGGTATTCAGGTGTATAAGCAAAGACTTCCGTCTTCTCGGATGAACCCATTCATTCCCCTGTTAGTCATCTTTGACCACCTTGGAGTAGACAGGATCATTCTTCAGATAGTCGGGCGAGATGTATAGGTGCCCAGGAAGCACTAGCTTCCTATAGACTTCTTCACGAGAAAGACCTTGTGCCCGCATAACAGAAGTAACCATTCTGTCTGCGAGCTTGAACTCTGTAGCTTTATCTGTCTTGTACTCTAGAGCACTAGCAACAGGCGAACCTTTTGTCAGTTCTACCTCAAACACATTAGCGCGTTCTATAGCTTGGTCTGTAGCAAGTTGTTGGATTTTAGGATAGGTACGAAAACAACGGTCAAAGTAGGCAAACTGTGCCTTCAGATAAGTTTCAGGATCCTTGTTGGATTCTTGCTGTGCTTTTACGACGCGTCCCCATTGAGCTTTACTGCTCCTAGACATCTCAGTACCGAAGGCAAACTTGTTCACGTCCTTGCGCAAATAGTTCTTCTTCAATGAGTTGTAAAGAGTACGCATCTCTGATTCAGCAGAGCAATCCTCTTGAGGATTACCTGGCTTTGGATGCTTTACGGTTTCCGCTAACTGCCGGACTCGGGACAGATAGGCTTCGCTTCGCTGCTCAGCCAGCTGTTCTTTACGAGCCTGACGGTGCTGGATCTTTTGAATCTCCTCTAGAATGCTCACAAAGTACCTGCTGATACGCTTTGTCTACCGCAATATATAGCTCAGTTGAGCCTCCTCGGTCTGGATGGTGCTCCTTGCAAAGTGCCCTGTAAGCCGCCTTGACCACTGCAAGTGGTGCGGATGGCCTAATATGCAGGACACTGTATGGATCACCCTCCTCCGTCACGTCCAAAGTATTTCTAATGGTAGCAGGCAGCCTTCTAAGGTCAACCTCAACACCACAAAACTTAGTCGCATAATCTAGGACAGCCCGCAGGTGGGTTAGATGGACGAACCAGTTATGTTTTTTGTAGTATCTATAGTCGGAAGGTATCTCGAAGCGCACGAAGTTACCCACCTTGGTAGGGACCAGGCTTAGCTCACAGAAATTATCGGCAACTCTGACTACCTTCATGGTATCAGTAGTTGCCCTATTTCTGTTGTTAGAGCATATCCGTTCTCTGTACCAATAGGTGCTATGTACTCTTGCACATATTCACCACGTATGGGTATTCTAACTCGTGTAAGTGTTCTGTATGGCTTCGGCGTTCCTATGACAGTCCTAAATGTAGGATGCTGCGTAGAAGCCGGGTGAGGCTCATAACTGATTGGGCTCATCAACCTAAGCTGCTTGAAGGCCCAATAGGGTATCTCAGCTACTAGGAAAGGTCCATTGACTCTCTCCACTAGCAGCGTCATGTAGTTGTATCTACCGAACTGAAGGCGTAGAATCTCTTCGTCTGGATCGTTTCCTAAAACTATTCCATATGCTGATTCAATATCTGCAGACTTAGCTACCTGAGGACGTCCTCCTCTAGGTACTCGACTGTAGAGCTTCTTGGTTGCATTATTGCGCACTTTCTGGAGGGCATATCCCTGCCTCATGTGCGCAATGACCATGTCTCCGGTCTGTAGGTCTTGAATGTTAATAGACATGCTAATAGTATAGCATATCAGGTATCTTCTTCACTTTCCTCCTCTTCATCTGCGACAAAGTCTGTTAAAGCATCGACTTCTTCTTTGACGAAGTTCAAAACATCAATTAAATCGTTACAATCTATATGCTCAAGACCTGCTGGGGCTTGATACGTTTCTTCCATCTCTTCGATAGTCACACAGATCCATGATCTGAGTAAGCCTAAGTTATCCTCCATATACACCTCGTTGTGGTGGAGTTCAACCGTAGCTTATCAAAGATTAGGCAGCACGCAACCTACGGTCACTTAGATCATACAGCTTTTTCACAAAGTCTGGTGTTGGATCTTTGCACTGATGTATGTCGAAGCACTCCTCAGCTTTATAGTCTTGCAGTCGAGTCATCGAATGCTTGAGAAGATGCTTGTTGGTGAAGTTAGCAAACTCCACAACTAAGAGTTTGTCCCCTCTTAGTCCCCTACCTATTCTTTGAACTGTCTTGATCTTCGACTTCTTACTGCCTGCTAGAATAAGGCAGTCGATAGAATCAACACTGACCCCTACATCGAGAATAGAACTTGATATAAGTACAGGTAGCTGACGTTCTGAGAATTGCTGTAAGATAGCTAGTCTCTCTGTCTCTTTACCATGTACGAACATGTGTGGTATGAACTCCTGAGCAGCCCACAATGCTTCATCTACAAGGTTACCGTGGTTTATCTCCTCTATGAGAATGAGTGTGCTTAGCTGGGCCCTGTGGGCTGCTGTAGTCCACGCTACAATCTTCTCTAGGAGCTGCTTGTTCTCTACTATGCCCTGCTTGTAAGCCTTGACATAAGGTGTACCCTTCTTGATGACAGGTTCCGTAATCCTATCAAATACTATTTGTGCTTTGGGTAGAACACCTCTGTCTACGAGGAACTTTGTAGTAACATTAGCAATCTTAGCGTTGCCAAACGCTCCAATAAGACGGAGACCAGCAGAATCAGTGCGGTCATAGGGTGTTCCAGAGCAAGCATAGCGATAGTATGCAGGACAAGCGACAGCAATATCATAGTACTGATCCGCACCCACGCCGTGACATTCGTCCGCAAAGAGGACATCAGTACTATCCAACAGTTGTTTGCAATCATCATCACCTAACCTTGAGTGAATAGTATCAATGATAGCGATAGTAATCCACGTGCCTGGATTCCAAACACCGTCTCCTACCATTCCAATCTCAGGACCCGTTAGTCCTAGTCTTGATCTGAACTCAGCCTCTGCTTGATACAGCAGCTCTTTACTGGTTACGAGAAAAAGCGTGTTTAGTCCCAAAGCTTTGGCAATAGCAATACACATTACAGTTTTGCCACCACCCGTGGCTACTTTAATGATCCCTTGCTTCTTAGCGATCGCAGCTTGGCATACAGTCTCTTGATAATCTCGTAAGGTACAATCACACAGATCCATACTATTAAAAGAAGGAATAGGTATAGTGCGATGATCGGATACAACATAATCTACCTCATGAGTCTGAAGCACCTCCTCTACATAGTATAGCAAACCTGTAGGGAAAGCGTTTGTTCTCTTATTCATGAGATGAGTACGTCCGTCCCATAAGCCCTTCTTATAGGCTTTACTAAAGACTGCACCTTCGTTCATATAAGAAGTTGCTTGACGTACTTCCTTGAAAGGAAAGTCACCCTTTAACATGGACATAGGTCCATAGACTTCAATAATACACGTCATATCCTAAGCAAGCTCTCTACGGGTAAGATATCAGGTGTGGTTAGTACAGAGTTCAATCTATAGAACTCTGTTGGAGGTACCCATTTATAGGTATCTCCTTCACGCTGAAACTTTCTGAAAGCCCATGGATTCAGGATCCGTATCTGAGGTTCTCGCATATCCCTAAAGAATACACCTCCTCGGATCGACTGAGGACGATCAGGATATTTGAAGTAAGCGATGATTAGTTCCGCGTCAAAGACTACATTATCAAAGAAATAATGGACGCGTTTAGCCAGCCCTTCCATGCAGTTAGCATTGGCTGGACACATCCCCTCTAAGCACTTCAATGGATATAACTGCTCTTTACCTTGAATGAGGTAAAAGCATTCCGGAAATAAGTACTGAAGCTTGATAAAGACTGTCTTTGTCTGGAACCTGAAATAGTAAATGGGTTCCATAGACCTCTTACATATGTTCTCTGTAGTCTGTAACCCACTTAGTTACATGTGGGCCTGGACAGCTGGACTTTGGCTTTCCTCCAAACTTACCTGCTTCAGCATGAAAGCTTAAAGGTGTTCTGTCAAGTGCGAGCGGATACTTTTTAACAGCCCAGGGAACAAAAGCCTCGGCCAGCTCTACCTGATAGTTGCTCATAGGCTTAGCTGAGAGGTTGCCTTGAAAGACGCAGCCTAACCCGTGAGTGTTGGCTTTAGAACCAGTGTGGTAAGAGCGCGTCTCGTCTTTGTTCATTCTAAAGAGCACAAGGTTTCCAGCAGCATCTGTGAAGTATTCATAAGGAAACCAGAAGTGATAAGCTGCTCCTCTGAACTGGCGATCCTCTACAACATACTTAGCGCTATTATAAGCACCAGGGTATCCTTGCTCACCGTCGGCGCCGGAATGGTGGAAATAAGCTCTAACAATACCGGAGAAGCTACGTACAGAATACTTGCGCCGACCAGTAGGTAAAAGATGCGAAATATCATACAGTGCTACCTTTCCAGCTAACATGGTCTCTAGCTTTGCTTCATCCGGTATGAGTGTCATTGTGCAAGAAGTCCTATCAAAAGTCCAATCGAAACCGACAGAGAGACCCCAGCAATGGTCCAGCCCGAAACCGCAAATAGACTGGAACGTGACTTCGCTTCAGCCTTATGGCGAGCGGCAGTCTCTTTTTCCCACTTCTCAGTAAGTCTAGTTCTATCGTCAGTACATAGTCGGAGCTGGCTATTGGCAGCAGTGAGCTGAGTGTGGGTGTTGTATAGCGATCTAGAATACGAGTCAATTCGGTCTTGGGCCAACCGTAGGTTAAAGGCACTCTGCCTGAAGTCATTGTCCATCTTAAGTAAGAGTTGAAACGTGGAAAAGTTATAGGCTGCATAGCGTTCACCTTCTACTTCAACACGTAGTGTTGGTTCTGGTAACCTATATGGATAGTACTTATCTTGTCCTAATGCATTCATTGGAAACAGTAGTACCAGCACTAAAACTATAGCTTTAATCATTGCCCCACTCCACTTTCTCATCGACATCATCCCAATCTACTAAAGAATCAATGACCCCAGCATCAGTTTTGTGCTGGGCATTCACCGCCTGTCTAGTTCTATCTAACCTAAACCGCTTAGTCTCTTCTTCTTCATTGAGCTGAGCTGCCTCTTCCTTGATTTTCTCAAGGTCTTCAATCTGGTCATTGACCTCGTCCTGGATTAGCTTTTCTTCAGCTACATCACGCTCTGTACGGGCCTCGGCTAGCTGGTTGCGTAGAAGGTACTTAGAGAACAAGCCATAGGCTACAGCCAAGCACACAAGCGCTCCTAGCACTAGGTAAGCCCAATACTTCTTCCAACCACCTTTAGCTATATTCTCGCGTTGCGTCTGAAGCTTTTGTTCTAGATTAACCATTTCCACCTATCTGATCGTCTATTGTACCGATCGCGGTCATCAACCCTGAAAGCAGGGACCCAGCCTCTAAGTTGTAATGCTTTGGCAGTCGTGACATTACGTTCTGTATCTTACTGACTCTAAAGTCCCAAGAGTATTCACTAAGAGGATCTACAGTAACTCCATAGATATCTAAGAAGGTTTGTGCAGAAATTGTATATGTAACACCACTCTTCATGGTGGTAGTGGTTAGAAGAACTCTATCTGTAGTAGCTCTATCTAAACCAGGTTCTACTGTTACCACTTGAATGTTATAACTAGCTGCGCCATCCTGTGTGATGATGTAGTTATCTGGATCAAGTAGTAGATCATCTATTACATACTCCCTGAGGAAGATTAGCTCAATCTGATTGTTACGAACTACTACTGTCTCTAAGATAGGACCAGTCTCAGTAGGCGGAACAAATAGCTCCGCCCCTGAACCCCATCCACCTGCACCATATGGAGTACCTCCAAATCCCATTAAATTACTCCTTAGGAGAAGTTAGCAGCAAAGGTTCCATAGTAATCAGTTCCATCATAATAGAACCACAGGAAGTCTATGGCATTAGCACCTGTACTTAGAGTTGGTGCAGTACCTCCAGCCCATTTTACTGCTGCAGGCCAAGTGGCTGTACGACTACCTCCACCATCTTGAATGAGTACAAGTATTAGAGTGTTACATACACCTGGAGGAGCTGTAAAGCTAAATGTTGCATTACCTGCACCAAAAGTGAATTCCCAATTCTGAGCATTGGTCCAGTTAATGGCCTGGGCACCTGTACCTGTTCCTGTAAGAGGTCCAGAACCAAACGTGATTGTCTTGCCCCTGGTAATAGTCAGCTGACCGTCAGTGCCTGAACCTGCACCATTACCTGGTGTTATAGTAATGTTACCACCATCACCGTTGGTAGAGGCTGCAGAGCCTGCAGCAAGGATAATACCACCACCATTTCCTGTTGCCCCATTACCACTTCCTCCACTAGTAATAGAAACAAGCCCTCCATTAGCTGCACCTCGTCCATTAGCAGCGCCTATAGAAAGAGAGCCACCTTCTCCATCAGCAGTTCCTCCAAGACCAGCAAAAATATTTACATCGCCACCAGCGTTACCCCC